GGTCATTGCCTGGCTCGGGCTTGTCGAGCTGCTTACCGTCCTTGTCGAACATCCACATGTATGAGCGGTACTCCTTGATGAGGTTGAGAGACCGCTTGGTGACAGAGATGCGCTGAGCCTGGACATACTGAATGCCCTGGCTGACTGAGCCCTGCCCCTTCTGGGCTGGAAGCACGTTGACCCCGTACAGGCGCAGCTCGTCAATACTCTTAGGTTCTGCGGAGTCAGCGATGACGATGGTGTTCGGCCACTCGAGGTTGTTCAGGAAGTCAGCCAGCGGCTTGTTCTGCATGCCCTTGCGGTACAGCTGTTCATCGAGGATGTAGCCGCCGTTGTAGTAGTAAATATCCACGATGGCGGCGGGGTCAGCCGAGTAACCGAAGTCCATGCCTCTGCGCTCCAGGCGTGCCTCGTGTGGTATCTCATCAATGATATTCCAGTCGATATAGATGCGGCCCTCAACCTCTCCCAGTTGGCCGAGACCGTAGACAGTCCACCAGTTCTTGTTGTGTTGGTGACTTTCAATATCTTGCACAATGCTCGGATCAAGTGCCTCATTGTCTAGGTAAGTCAGGGTGATAAAATCGTGGTCGTAGTTCGGAGCTATCTCCGTGTAGTACCAGTACTCCGAGGTTGGGTTGTAGTCGAGCCAGATAGTCTTACGAGTACGGATACGTAACTGGTCAAAGGCTTCATACGGGATGTTGTTGGCCTCATTGACAAACAGCACGTCACGCCTCGGTCCTCGTACTTTCCCTGGTTGGTCGGCACTGAAGAACTCAATCTTGCTGCCCGTCTCGAAGGTGTAGGTAAAGTCGGTCTTGCTCCATAACTCATCTTTGAAGTACCCCTGTGCTTGCATGATGTTCAGGAAGTCACGCATAGAACCTCTGCGAAGATGCGGGAAACTCTCTGACACCACGCTTACAAGTTCACCCTCGGTGCTCTGCGCATAATCAATCAGAATCTGAAGAATGGAAATAGTCTTGCCAGCAGATGTACCGCCCGCAACCACACGTATGCGTTTCTTGAGCTTAAGAAGCTTCCTTGTCGCCTGAGTCGCTACGTACACTGGCTGCTCCCAATATCGGCATTGGGAGGTCTTTGCCGTTAGTTGTCAGGTCAGTTGCCTGCTTCTCGACGTAGCCGTGCTTGCCGCTCAGTATCATCTTGGCAATTGTTGGGTTGTAGTGCCCAGAAAGGGATTTCTGTATCAGTTTCTCGGCTTGAAGGGCTTTTATATCATCAAAGATGTCGGAAAACTGCTTGCTGAGGGCGTCTTCGCCCTTAATCCACTCATAAATTGAGTCTCGTGATATACCGAGCTTCAATGCCAGTCCTTCAATAGTCGGCAACAAAGCATTGGGTATGAAGCTGCCAGTATCTTCCTTGTACTGCTCAGCAGCAGCCACGAGCGCCTTCGTCAGCTTGGTAGGTCTAGCCATCCTGCTTCTCCCTCTTAGCCACATCAGCCGTGAAGAACTTGAACATCAGATCCAGTTCGTTCTTGATCCCAGGCTTGCGCATGTCAACAGGCAAAGGTTTGCGGAAGTCTCGAATCGTATCTGCCCCAGCTGATAACTGAACGTCAGTCTTCGTGTCGGCCAATGTAACTACGAAGCGGGGGATGTCTTTGGATTGCGTTTTAACCATACCTCTACCTATACAGCAAAGTTGATATATTTACAATCCTCCCACACCCCGCACCGAACACAAACCCGCTTGGTGGGATGGACAATCCATAGGCCGTGGGTGCAAGTCATAAGTGCTCCCCCAAGTAGGCAATGGGGTCATCGGCTATGACCATCTGCTGAAGGTGGTATTGCCAGTCCTCGTAGTTCTCGTACGTGGCACCCGACACCTGACCTTGGCAACCACGTACGTCATATAAGCCGTCAGAAGCTACTTCCTTGCGTTCACCCCACAACGCCTTGGCGAAATCATGGTTGAAGATAAGGCCGTAGGTATGCCACCAGCCGTAAGGGTCTTTCGTCTCATCCAAGAGCCAGCGGGCAAAATCCCAGCCGTTCTTCTCGGCTTGAGCTATGGCTTTGTCTAGAGAACTAAATGGAGCATTTATCTCGTTACTCATAGTACTCCCTAATCTCACCCAACATCCGCTCCAGCACTGCCACGCTCAAACTCTCTAGCAGGCTCTGGTGGATCAGTATTGAATGACCGGGGAGGATGAGGATGTAGTTCATTTATCCTCGCCTCTTAGTCTGGCCATCATGTTAGTATCACTCCTGGCTTAGTTGGGTCGCTATCTTCCCAGGACTTTGGAGTTATGCAGTTCTGATGATTCTTCAACGCCTTCGCTACTGCTTCCTTACGCTCTCTCTCAATAAGGGTTAGGATGTCGTTCTTGAGGAGTACACCTTTGCCTGTTAAGAAGTTGCGTAAAGCATGTTTCTGCTCCGCTGGTCTGCCCTGCCTTTCCCAGCTTGATACCGCTAACTCGAATAGCTCGTCTAATTCTTTATTCATTTGCTCCTCCTCTTGGGATAGTAGTGTGCGGTGCAATAACCATCGCTCTTGTATGGGAAGCCCTTAAATGTTCCCTCTGTTTCAATCCTGATTTGCGGCTTCTTCCGCTTGAAATTGAACAGGCTCATCCCAGCTCCTCTATCAGCGCTTCCTCAGCTTGGTTCACATCGTCTCGATGTACGTAACCCCGGCTGATGCAGTTCAGGCCGAATGTCATCAATATATCGTTTACTGATGTGGTCAAAACGTGGTCAATTGGTTTTGGATTGACCAGTTGCTCGGTGTTATTTAATAGCTCTGGGGCTACACCACACCATCCACAGGTGCAATCAGTTACTTTCCCGTCCTTGCCTATGAAACTCTGACAACGTGGGTTTCTCTTACTCATGCCTTATCCTCGCCTCTTAGTTCAGCCAGGCGGTCAATCGTGTAGTCGTTTACCTCAATATTAACACCCGCAGTCATCGCTAGTCGTTGAAGCTCATCAATCCTTGCTTCCTTACGTTCTCTCTCAATAAGTGCAGATAATGCGGTGAGGGCTTCGTCCACGAGCTTCACGCAAGAGGTGCAGTGGTCACACAAACCTTTCTTGCGTAGCCCGTGCAGTATGTCTTCCAGCTCTTTCTTAAAATTCATAAGTATCCCTCCCCATGAACACAGCCAGCTTCTGTGCTTCTTCAATAAAAGCCTTGGCTTCCTCAAAGCCCTTGCATACCCGTGTCTCCACGCCTACGTCATTCAGGGCAGCGATCCATTCATGCTGTACTGGCGATACCCGGCCGCCCTGCGAGCGCTTCAGCTCAATGGCTATGAGGCGGTCATGCACGACCACGACAAGATCAGGGAATCCCGGCCGAACCCCCATGCGGTAGTTCTTCCGCTTCTGTTGCCAGCTCGGAGTCCAAGTGCTATTCGGAATCGCTGTGAAGCGTAAGCCTTTACGCTCGAGCCATAAGACGAGTGCTGCCTGGTCTTGTTCTTCCGTTGGTATTATTCGATTATTTACCATCAGGCAACTTCGTAGGCCTTAAACGAGTCAGGGTTGACTATTATGAACGTGTAATCCTCTGGCCCCACAATCCGGTCAAGCTCGACCGCAATCATGTCGTAGAGGCCCGCCTCCTCCGGGGCAAGCAGAAAAATGTACTTTGCCCCTGCCTTCAGCTTGTCTGCCTCTAGGTTGATAACCTCGACTTGTATCTTGTCCGCCATGTGTGCTCCTTATTAACCAAGCCCTCAAGCGCTCTCGCATGGCGCTCGAAGGCCCGATAAACAAGGAGTGTGAAGGAGAGGAGGAATGGTACCGCTCCTTCACTTATCTATTTTCTAACACTTGCCTTGCTGTATCAATAGTGATCGGACAGGGTTGTCCACAGCTAGCGAGTTCTGTTGTGGCTCTTGTTCACCCAGATACTGTTTCCTCCTTATAGGTGTCTGATGACCACACGGTTACCTTGTCACCATTTGACATCTTCACCAGTAGTTTGTCTTCAGCCCATTCCGTTGTCTTGAAGTCGAAATCGAATAGGATCCGCTCTCTACGCAAGAATCTGTTTCTGCCAACTACGACGCCCTTATACCATTTGTACTTGCCGGTAAGGTTCCGTCTGACGTAGAC